TCCAACATACATAAACGCATTTATAAGATTATTGAATAGTCTATTGATTGTTGAAAAAATCAATGGTTCAATCATTAAAGATGATGAATATAATGAGAATGAAGGTTATAAAAAACAGATTATCTACAAAATTATTAAGAAACATAAGAGTAGAGGATTCACTGCTGGTAAATTGTTTCCGTTCTTAGTATTCTTCTTTGATGATACATGGACATTCAAACAATTAGAAAAAATATTCTTAAAAGATATTCCATCATCAAATGAAATTCCATACAAAGGCAAAAAGAGATTTACAATCTATGAATCAAATATTGAACCATATATTAGATTTAATCATATTTTGAATGTTGATACTTGTGGTTGGGTGAGTGTATCAAACTATGATGTTGAAGAAAAAGAAAATACAGATATTTATGCAATTGTAAACTTTCAAGATATTAAAAGATATGACATTAAAGGTTCCGCAAAATTTAGAATATTATCGTTTGATATAGAATGTTATTCAGATGATGGGAGTTTTCCAATGGCAAACAATCCAGAACATCCGATTATTCAAATTGGTTGTGTATTTCAAAAATATGGCGAAGTTGAACCATACAAAAAAATTATGTTATCATTACATAAGTGTGATAAATTCGGAGATGTAATTGTAAAATCTTATAAAACAGAACAAGAACTATTAATTGGTTTTCGTGATGTATTATTACAAGAGGATCCTGATATCATAACTGGCTACAATATTTTTGGTTTTGACGAACAATACATTTACGATAAAGTAAAGTGTTTGGACATTGAAAAAGAGTTTTGTCAATTTAATAGATATTTAGGAATTGATAATAAACAATCTAAATTCCTTACTAAAATGTTATCAAGTTCTGCTCTCGGAGATAACATATTAAAATTCTTTGAAATGAAAGGGAGAATTCAAATAGATCTATTGAAAGTCGTTCAAAGAGATCATAAACTTGATTCTTATAAATTAGATAATGTAGCAGAAAACTTCATCAATCAAGATATTGTAAAATTTGATGATGACAAAATATATGTAAAAGATCCAAAAGAATTTATGATTGGAAACTTCATTGAGATTCTAGAAGTAGATGAAATTGAAGGCCCAGAACATATTACTGATAAGATAAAAATCCTAGATATAAATTATACAGAAAAATTTTTAGTGATTGATAAAAAATATGATGAGTATAAAGATCTTATAACATTGAAAGATAAATGTAAAAAATATAAAGCATCTCTTGTTAAAGATGACATTCATCCAGAAGATATTTTTAGATTATGGAAAGGAAGTTCTGCGGATCGTCGTATCGTAGCAGAATACTGTATTCAAGATTGCGTTCTTGTTTTGAAATTGTTAAATAAATTACAAGTTCTGACCAATAACATTGCTATGGCGAATGTTTGTTCTGTTCCATTATCGTATATCTTTTTACGTGGTCAAGGAGTTAAAATCTTCAGTTTAGTTGCGAAATTCAATAGAAAAGAAAATTATGTCATGCCTAAATTAACAATTGGTGAGGCATATGCTAATGGAGAAGGTGATGACGCAGTTGGATATGAAGGTGCGATTGTATTCGAACCAACTGTTGGTTTTTATGAGGAAAGTGTTTGGGTTAATGATTATTCATCTCTGTATCCAAGTTCAATGATTGCAACAAATATATCTCATGAAACTTTAGTAATTGATAGAACATATATGAACCTGCCTGAATATGAGTATAAAGAAGTAACATATACTGAAAGTGATGGTAATGTTCAAACATGTACTTATGCGAAGAAAAAAGATCCAACTTATGATCCGAAGAACTTTGGTATCTTACCTCAAATTTTAATGAATTTACTTGGTGAAAGAAAAGCGACAAGAAAATTGATGGAATCTGAAAGTGATCCATTCATCAAAAGTATTTTGGATGGTAAACAATTGGCGTTAAAAGTAACGGCAAACTCATTGTATGGTCAACTTGGTGCTAAAACAAGTCCGATCTTTTTAGTTGAACTCGCAGCATCTACAACTGCTGTTGGTAGAAAACAATTAGAATTAGCAAGAGACTTTGTAGAAAAAGATTTAAATCGTGTAATGAAATTAGTGCATAAAAATCAAAATGATCCAGAAAAACTCAATGAGATATTTAATGTTGAGTTTAAAGATAAAATGGGGAAGCCAAATATTAAGGAAAGAGAATGGGTGATAAATAGCGTCAATGAAATCTTTTCCAAATATACAATCAAACCAGAAACTTTGTATGGCGATACTGACTCAGTCTTTAATCGTCCAAACTTCAAAGATCTTAAAGGTAAACCGGTTTCTGGTCCTGAAACAATTAAACCTGCTATCATTCTAGGTCAATTAACTTCTAAATTAGTTCAAGCGAGACAACAATATCCTCAAGAATTAAGTTATGAAAAAGTATTTTGTCCATGGATTATTGTTAGTAAGAAAAGATATATTGGTAAAAAATATGAAGAAGATGATAAAAAATATAAAGTAGCATCTATGGGACTTGTCTTAAAAAGACGTGATAACGCACCAATTGTTAAAAAAGTAGTTGGTGGATTACTTAAGAAATGGATGATTGATCTTGATAAACAAGCAGGAATTGATTTCATTAAAAAATCCATATATGATATAATTGAAGGTAAATTTCCAATTAGATATTTCGTAACATCTAAAACTCTAAAAGGAAAATATAAGGGTAAAAGATTGGATGGGAAACATCCGAAGGATAAAGGAGTATGTCCAACTGCTGGTAAGAAATGTGAATGTTCTGGTCCATGGAATTGGAAAGAGGTTCAATGTGGGATTGCTCATGTAACTTTATGTCAGCGAATGGCAGAGAGAGATCCTGGTAATGAACCGGCTACGAATGAGAGAATTCCTTATGTGGCAGTTCAAATTAATGATAATGAAATAAAAAATATGAAAAGATTAAAGGGTAAAGAAGAAAAAATATTACAAGGAGATAAAATAGAGCATCCTGAGTATATTGCAAAAAACAAATTAAAGGTTGATTATAAATTCTATCTTAATAATCAAATTATGAATCCAACAGTTCAATTTTTAGAAATTGTTATTGAGGATTCAGAAAAAATGTTTAATGATGTTATTAAAAAATTAGATACAATTCATAATAATGAAATGGATCAATATGTATTTACTAAAATAGGTATGAAACAAAATAATTTGTCAAATTATTTTAAAACAAAAAAAGTAGAATATGAAAATGTAAATGTATATTCAGAAGGTGATGCAAAATCTACAGACTCAAAAGAGAGTTATAGAATTTGTAACGATTAGTTTATAAGACTTATTTTTTCTTCATTGAGATTAATTTAACATCAGATGTGTTGATTGATGAAGTTGTATCTAAATATTCGGAAACGCTATTTTCAGATGCTCCACCTGTTTCAGTCATGCGTTTATTGTGACGTCTCTTTCCTTTTACTGTTTTTGCTGCCTTCTTTCCTTTAGATCTTGCAACCATTGCTCTTAAGACTTTAACTTTATTTTTAACGTCTTCAGTGTCTTCTTCTTCATCACTATCTTCTTCGAGTCCTTCTGCTTCTAAATCGAAATTATCTTCCTCTTGATCACTTACATAATCAGGTGTTGTATCGAATGTTTTATCTAATCCTGTTTTAACTGGTTTCTTTCCTCTGTGAACAACTGGCATAAATGGATCTCCTCCACTTTGCATGTCATTGAAGAATTTTTCAGGATTAAATTCATTTGCACCACCGAGTTGTTCAGCTTCACTTAAAAATACACTAGGATCTACATATATTTGACCTGTATTTCCTCCCATTTGAGGTTCAGAGTTTACTTCTCCTGCATAAGTGTATCCTCCTTTTTGTGGGGATTGGTTAGATTCAGAAGCTTCTAATGCTTTTCTAACAGCTGCATCTAAATCTTTAGGATTTCCAGTAAAGTTAAATGCCATTCCTGATACAGATATTTCACCAGGTTGGCGATGAGCCTTTCTTGGTGATGCAGCAGATGTTGCGGATAATACATTAACTCCAAGAGGAACTGGTGCAGCGGATGTTGCACTTTGTTCTGCAGATGTTGGAGATGCAACAACTGGTCCACTTGGTACAGGTGCACTTGAGGTAGGGCTTTCTGTTGTTCCAGTAACAAATGTATTTTTAGGAGCTTCAGTATTTACGACTACTGGTACTCCGGCAACACCTGATGCAGGCGCTGCTGGTGATGTTTCTTGTAAAATTTCATTAACTTTGTCATTTAAAGAAGAATTAGAATTTCCCATTATATTATATATAAATTATAATAGAAATTAAATTAAATATAAATTATTTTATGGATAAAAAAATTGTATTAGTTAGTTTAATTGTTTTACTCTTAATTATCTACTATAAAAGAAATATAGGTGTAATAGAGAAAATGAGTGTAGTTGAAGCATTTAATAGAAAAAAATTCTTGGTTAGAGATTTAAATGATAAGAAAGAATCAGCAGATATATTAGCAAAATTAATGGAAAATCTAAAGTTATTAATTTCTACTCTCAGAAATACAAATAACATAAATGATAGAGAACTTCAGAAATTTAAACCTTTTATTGAAACTATATATAATAGAATTGATGATGTTAAAGTTAGAGAAAATGAAGGTGGTAATGATTTAACATCATATAGTATTAATAAAGGTGAAGAATTGGTATTTTGTATTAGATCTAAGCAAACGAATGAAATACATAGTATTAATGAATTAATGTATGTATCAATACACGAGATTAGTCATATAGGTTGTCCTGAAACTGGTCATACAAGACTATTCGCAAAAATTAATTTATATTTATTAAGAAAAGCATTAGAAATGGGATTATATAAATACAAAGATTATTCAGTAGAACCTGTTGAATATTGTGGTATGACTTTAACTACAAATATTTTGGGTTAGACAAAAATTTATAAATTATTAATTTATAAATTTTATATATTCTATTTTATAAATGGAAGATCCTGTTAAATTAATATACAAGGTTAAAAACAATAACCGTAAAAACCAATATCATATTTATATTTTTTTAGGTAATTTAGTAGAACCAAATATACAAAAAATTCTTAAAAAAATTAAAGATTTAAATCTATTTGATACTCTTATAAGCTTAAATGAAAAAGAATTCAAAGAATTAGAATCAATATATGGAGAATTATGGTTTTCTTATTTTTTTATTCACCATCATATTGATTTTACATTTGATAATATCAGAAAATCTAAACAAAAAGCTGATGAAATTATTAGTAAATTAGGTAAAGAATGGTATGATAAATATATTAAAGATTATAAAATAAGTGGAAAAACATCATTCAATTTTGCCTCAATTGTCAGAAGAGATAGAATCTTAAAATCTAAAAAAAATGATGTTGATGAACGTGTTGATTATAGAACACTTACAACACAATTTGGTGGGAATCAAAATAATAATACAGATGGTAAAATCAATAATGATAAAAAAATGAAACGTTATTTAGGACATGCTTTTAAAAACTTTATTAAATTATCCGAAAATCAACAAGGAGGTATTAATATGGATGATATAATAGATTCAGATGATGATTCAGATGTTGAAGATGTAATAGATGCAGTTCAGAAAAAGGAAAAAAAAGAAGGAACAGAAGGTGAAGAAGGAGAAGAGGAAGTAGAACAAGAAGAAATTGTTGAAGAATTATCAATTGAAGATCTTGAAAATATGTATTCAAATGAAGATAAATTAGACTTAGTAATTGAAAATGAAAAAGACACTAAAAAAACATCAAATTTAATAGAAAAAATTTTAGAACAAGATAAAGATTATGATAAAATAGAAAAATTAAATGAATTAATTCCATTTGATACATCCAAAGATAATGTTAACTATGATGAAACCTTAAAAAATGTTTTTAATAAAAATTATGTCTACAACAACTATATCTATAAAAATGATACAATTAAGAATATTAAAAATAAAATCTGTTGTTCAATCAAGAAAAATAAATTATTCGATAAAGAATCAGATTTAATAATTCCTTCAAGAACTTATTTATGGTCTGAATATTATTATAATGAATTAGTCGATAACAAAGTTGTTTTAAAATATGATAAAGTTATGTTAGGACAAAAATGGGTTAGAAGAAATGAACTATTACAAATTGATGTTGAACCTAACGATAGCATTAAAGTATATGAAACATTAAAAGGTAACTTAAAAATGTTAAGAGATAATATTAAAAAATATGGTTCAAATATTAGAGTTGATAATGATCAATATCATATATTAGATGATTATAATGATTATTATACAAATAACGAAATATTTATGGTTGATATATATAATGAATTAGGAAAGAACTATTCAGTTATAACAGATAACTTAAAAAATGTATTTGATATTTATGTTAGAATTTATTTTCTACCTATATCATCCAACGAATTTAAGAATATAATTGATTATTTAAATGATAATAAAAAAGAAGAATCAAATTTAATATTAAAAACATATAATAATATTAACAATGATGTTAGAATGGAAAATACTATCACAAGAATTGTAGAAGAAATTAAACAAACACCTGAAAAATATAGTAACTATTTGAAAACAAATCATATTACTCAAGTAGTAACCCATATTAATCTTTTCATGACAAAGTACAATAATAAAACAATTTCAGTCGATGCAACAAATATTAAAAAATCTGATCTTAAAATCGATCTCTTCAGAATTTTTGATAATTTTATTACAAACGATACATATCCTTTTATTCAATATCAACAAGCTGACGGAAATTTAGTATATAAATTCAATTCAGATAATCACGAAGAAGATAAAAATTCTATTTTAAGTAAATGGTTTGAAACTGCACCTTATGGAATTAGTTTTAAAATTAAAGTAAATTTAAAAAATTCATCATCAAACAAATATATATCAGTTAATTTAAATGAAAGTGGACGTGTAGAATATAAAATCCAATTTAAAGAAGATGACGAAGCATCTTTTGTTGATATACAAAATACATATCAATTTGTTCGTGAATTAATAAAGAAAGTAAATGATGAAAATACCAGATTACAATTATATGTTCCTGTTGACAGAGATTTTAAATTTGCATTCATAAATACAATTCAACAAATTCAAACTGCTGGTATAATTAACCACAATGATTTAAATGATTTTGCAAGATTATTCTATCCATATATTGCAGTTGTTATTGATCCACGTAAAAGACAATCAAAGGAAAAAAAGGAGTCTGATTCAGATATTGGAAAATATGGAACATATATGAGATACAAACGTGTAAGTGAATATGAAAGTGATAAAAATTTAGAAAAAAGAATTTTATATTACTTACGTAATTTTGAATTTGATGAGAAAAAACTTATACGTAAAATAAGTAATGATTTTAACTTAGTTGAAAAAACTGCAGATCAAAAAATTAAAGAAATTAGAGATAAATTTCCGTACCTCAAAAAAGCCGGTAGAGTCTTACGTAAATTTGATAATATTCCAAGATATAAAGCACCTGGTATTGATGTAGTTATCCAAGGTAAATCATCGGATAATTATAAATTACGTGTATCTGGATCTCGTAATAAACAACAATTAGATAATATTTGTGAATTCATATCAATAATGATGTTTTTATACGATGATTTATACATTAAGAAAAATCCTGAAAGAAAATATTTGATGGAAATATTAAGAGGATTAAATAATATTGCTAAAAGAAGAAATAAAGTTGAAGAAATTGTTAGAGAAGATAATACTGGAGTTTCTAAAGTTAAAGAAATAACTAATATAGACAAAGAAAGATTAGGATTCAGACCAGAAAAAGGACAAAATCAATGGACTCGTTCATGTCAAAATAGTGGAACTGTAAAAAGAAGACCAAATGTTAATACAACAAAAACTATTTCTGAACTTATTAAAAATGGTTATAAATTAAATGATACAACAAAGCAATATGAAAAGAAAGTTATCAGTAAAGTTGATGGTAAAAAACAAGAAATTGTATTACGTGCTGCTAAGATTGAAAATTCAACTGGAAATGATGATATTTATTTTACATGTGATCCAACTGAAAATGGTAAATATATGTATGTTGGGTTTTTAACAAGAAGTAATAACCCAAATGGATTATGTATGCCTTGTTGCTTTATTAAAGATCCATTTGATAGTCGTAACAAAGCTAAGAAAGCATTTAACGATAAATGTATTGGAAAGTCAGGTATTGGAGTTGGTACTGAAACAGTTGAAAAAGAAAAGGTTGTAACTGATAAAGTATATATTTTACAAGATACAAATAAATTACAAGATGGTAGATATTCATTCTTACCAAAATATTTAGATATCTTTTTTAACGTTATTAATAAATATACCAAAACAATCAAGAATAACTATTTAACTTTATCAGAAACTGGATATTTTTTCAAGTATGGTGTCAAACAAGAATATCCATACATAAATGCAATTTCAGCATGTATAAATATATCAGTTGACGAATTAAAAAATAAATTAGTAAGTGTTCTTGAAAAAGATAAAAAGATGAGATTATTTACAAGTCTAAATAGTGGAGATATTAGAAATCAATTTTCATCTATTCAAGAATATATTAACTTTATTAAAACAAATAGTTCTCTCGATTATGAATTATTAAATGATTTAATATCATCTAAAGATGTTCTTTCAAAAGATGGATACAATATATTTATTTTTATGAAACAAGAAAAGTTTGTCATAAAAGATGACAAAAAAATAGAAAAAGAAGATTATATATTAATATGTCAAAATACAGAAAATTCTGTATATTATGCAACAAGACCATCAATTATTTTAATAAAAGATGGAAATCAATATTTTCCAATATTTAATCTTAAAAAGGGAGTAAAAGATAGTTTAATTAATATTGGAAGAACAATGGAACCATCTTCTGTAGTTGTCAAAAATATTATTGAATATTCTAAAGATAACTGTGTTGATCTAATTAATAAAGATTTATCTTTAACAGCAAAATTTATTTATAATAATCATCAAAAAGATATTATTGGATCTATAATTGATTCTAAATTTAGATGTAAATATTTAATATCTAAAAATAATATATTATTACCTACTGCAACAAGTGGTTCAGTTTCTGAGTTAGAATTGGTATATGATGATGATATACCAAAATATATTACTGATATAAATAAAACAATAGATGAAATTTATTCTATTTTAAAAATATATCCATCTGGTTTATTTTATACTGAAAAATCAGATTCAGTTTATAAAGTAGATGGTTTAATGTATGGTAGACAAATTAATATTCCTGTTATTCTAATTGCAATGACAAAAGAAGAAATACAAAAATTAAGTAAAGAATTTGGAGTTAAAGACTTTGGAATTGAAAAGAAATCTCAATATGATAAAATTGATAAGATATTAAAAGACGGATTAAATATGGAAGATATGAAAGGTATTATTGATGTTAATATTGATACATATAAAAATGATGGATACAAACAATTCAAATTAGAATTAAGTAACTACATTATGCAAGATGATGAAATATTAAATAAATTAACAGATTTATATTATTCACGAAAATCATATGAAGATAAAAATTATGCAATTAAAAAATTATTTTATAAAATTGTCAATAAAGATTTAATTAAAATACTTAATAGTGTTAAGAACATTGATGAACCAACATATGGAGAAGAACAAGAAAATGATGAAGAACAAAGAGCAGAACCTTCATCTGAAGATAATATGTATGGTGGTATGATAGGTGGAGATTTAGTTCATACAATTAAAAAAATTCCAGTATTAAATGATTATGTATCAAAAAATATAATAGAAGGATGTAATTTAAATAATGATGATAAGAAATGTAGTACAAATAAATTATGTTTATGGAAAAATAATGATTGTAAAATGGGATTAACCAAAGAATACATAATAGAATATGTTAATAAATTAACTGATGAAATTATGAGTAATGAATATAAATTTTATGAATTGATTAATAAAGAAAAATATTTCATTAGTGATGTGAATGATTATAATAATTTTACAAATAGATCTAAACAAAAGATTATTAAGAGTAATAGTGTCAATAAAGATAAAATATTATCAGAAATTTATGGAGAAGATAATATACCAATATTAGGTAAAAAACGCTTCAAGAGAATAGAAGATAATATAATTGAACATCCTCCTGAAGAATATAAAAATAAAATATTACAATTTGTTGATATTAATGATGGATTATACAGAGCAATTGCAAATGGATATTATTGGATTGAAAATACACTATTAGACAATGATGTTAGAAATTTAGGCTACTATAGTAATTTACAAAATGATATTTCAAATTATTTGAAATCAATGTTAATTGATGAATTACGTCTTAAATCACATGTTAACAGATTAATAGAATACTTTAAATTATTAAAGTTAGATATTAAAAAAGAAGTATATGAATATAAAGACAGAATTATCAAAAATATTGAACTATACGATGAATATATGATTGAATTACATATTATAAGTATATTATTAAAAGTTCCAATTGTTATTTATGATCAGTATGAGTCTATTATCGGAATTTATGACAATGGTATGATATACAATAAAAAATATAATATTGGTAACGATAAAATGATTGAAAAATATAAAGAAAATAAAAACTATATAAATATAAAGTTTGAATCAGTAATGAAAAATATTATTAGTAATTATTTTGTAATCTATTATAAATAATAATATATGAGTGATAATAATAAATTTAGTTTAGGTGGATTTCCCCCAATATATGAAATTACTGGAACATTACAAAAAAAAGAATATCAAGCACCAACAATAATGAGTATTCAATCAATATTAAATACAAATAGAGGATTAAATATTGTAATGGCAAGACCACCAAAAAAAGAAAAAGGAAAGAAAAAAAGATCAAATTCAAAATAAATTATTTTTAAATATATTATATATATTTAATTATATGGAAAACATAAAAAATTTTATCATTGCTTATGATTTTTTAACGACTCAGTTTAATAAATTATATCCAAAAATAAATTCAGTTAAATTTGAAGATTCAACAGCTGATTTAACTGAAAGTCGTATATATATTAATAATCAACCATTTGTATATAATATTGTTGGTAATTTTGATAATACAACAAATATATGGGAATGGGGATGGGTAAATGAAGATATAAAAAATAAAACATATTATCTTAGGCAACTATTCTTATATGGTATTGAAATAAATACTCAAAATGATAAAAATGAAAAATTTTATAAAAATATTTTAATAAATTCAAAAATTAAAATAATGTCTTCAATAAATCTTGATATTATATTAGCATTTACAGTAGGATTATTAAAATCATATGGGTTTTTATATATTTATCAATTAAAAATATCACCCACAATAACAAAATATTATATACTTAAACCTATTTCTAAATAAGTTCCTCTTGCTTGAACTCAGAATATGTATATGTTCCAGCAAACATCTTTGTTAATGTTACTGTGTCACCATCAAATATTTGTTTCTTAATATCTGGTAGTGGAACTTTATATTGATCTGCATTAGTAGATTTAATTGCATAATATTCGTATAATGTAGATGATGGATATTTTTGTCTTCCAAATAATTTTAATATATTTGTACTATCTGTTGTATCAACTAAATATCCTGTTTGTTGATATGTATCATAACTTCCACGTGTAGGTAATCCAATATATTTATTTCTTAATAGTGGTAATGTCATATCAATTGTAGGTCTTTCTGTTCTCTTTTCTGGTGGTAAAAGTGGATTTGCAATAACTCCTAAATCACGCTGTCTAATTAATTCATAATCTGCTAATCCGCCATTTGGTAATTGTGCAACATCTATTTGAGGAGCTGATCTCATTGGACCATAATTTTTAACTGCTTGTGTTGGTGGTTCATTAGTTAGACGTGGTTTAAATTCATTATATTGACCATAGTCTCTATTTAATTCATCATAATCTTTTCCAGATTTAGTTTCTAATGTACTTCTGGTGAAATTTTGTGAATTATCTAATATATGTTCTGGGAGATTATAATTGATATTATATAATTTTTCTTTAGTTTTTGTATTTTTAGATTTAAATATGTCAGATAAATAATTAAAGATCAATACGATTATCACTAAAAATATAAAGTGATAAATAGAAAAATCAAAGCAAACATTATTAATACAGATTTTATTCATATAATACAATATAATTTTTTTTATTGTATATTATGAAAGAAATAATACATATAGTCGGACTAAATAATGAATATAAGAAAGATTTTATATTCAAAATACACCAAATTGATCCTAACTATAATATTATAGATATTGATGATATAACCCAAAAAATAAATAGTTCACCAAAGATTGCTAAATTATATGATGAATATGAAAAAATTAAAATAGATAAGGTTAAATCTAAAAATGTATCAACTAATATAAATACTGAATGGTCTAGAGAATTACAATTAAAATTAAATAAAATGCTTAGTTCAACAGCTAATAATACAATTTTGATTGGTTTAACAACATCTGTTATTAATACAGGTCAACCAAAAATATATATTGATTTACCAACAAATTACAAATTTATTATAGATATTGATGTTACCGAAAATGCAAAACAAATTATTAGAAATAATCTTAAAGAGTTTAAAAATGAAATTATAAATGGTAATTTTCCATTAGATTTTCTTAATTTAGATTATTTAATTAAAAGAAGAGAACAATTGAACCAAGTATTCTTAAAAAATATGTATATTGTTAAAAAAACTGATGATATATTAAAATTTTTAAAGGAACATATTCATCAAACAGAAAAAAATACTGTTAAAAAATTATATTATGCATCAAATAATGAAATAAATAAATATATTACAACAAAAGGTCTTAAATTATATGATAATGAAATTATAGCAATTTTAAATTTATTTACTCTTGCTGATCTTAAATATGATCGTTCAACTAAAACAGTTATTGAATTATCAAAAGATTCATTAAAAGAATTAGAAAAAGATTGTTATATATATGAAATAACTGATTTAAATAGTGTATTCTTTGATGGTGATAATTTTAAAAATAATAAAAAAGTAAAAATTAATAAAAATACCTATGTAGATTGTATTTATGATGTTCTACAAAAATTAGGTATTAAATTTAATAAATATAAAGAGAAATAAAGATAAATAAATATTATTAAAAATGGAAGATAAAAATGGAATATATATTATGTTTTGTGGTGGATTAGGTAATAAAATGTTTCAAATTGCTGCTGGATATGTAGCTTCTAAAAAATATAATTGTACGTTATACATTCCACGTATTGAAGATAAAAATCATCATGGTGAAAAAGTTAATTATTCAGAAAATATTTTTAAACATTTTGGAGTCCATCTTAGTCAACTAAATTATCCAAATAATTATATTAGAAATGATATATATCAATTTATGATATCAACTGAAGCATATACTTTAGATAATTTACAAATTCCAGTTACGTTCAATCAATATTTCCAATATTATCCACCACTTAAAATGTATGAAAATGATATTAGAAATCTTTTTAAAGAAGGATTAACATCATATAAAATAAATTATCCAACATTTATTCTTGATGAATCAGCATTTATTCATATTAGAAGAGGTGATTATTTAAAATATCCTGATAGACATCCAATTATGCCATTATCATATTATGAACAAGCTATAAATCTGTTAAGAGATAATGTACGACATTTTTTTGTATTTTCAGATGATATTGAATGGGTTAAAAAACAAGATTTATTTAAATATGATTCAAAAATAATATGTATAGATTCCAAAGATGAATTATATACACTTGCATTTATGAGTAAATGTCATGCTGGTGCAATTTGTGCAAATTCTAGTTTTTCATGGTGGGGAGCATTTTTAGGAGCATATGAAAAAAGAAATCCTGTATTTGTTCCAAGAGATTGGATTAGAAATTGTAAAGTTGATTGTTTATTTCCAGATGAATGGATAAAATTATATTGATTTAGAGATGTAAATTTATTATTAATATGGAATTTATTAATAATAAAGGAAATATTACATGGTTAATAGGGGGATTAGGAAACCAAATGTTTATTATTGCTGCGTCATATTCAAGTAGTAGAGAAAACAATTATCCATTATATTTTTTTAAACATATGGAAAATGAACATAATATAAATAATTTTAATTATTCTGAAACAATCTTTAGATATTTTGGAAAATATATATGTATGGAACAATCTGAAGAATTAAAAAAAATGATACTATTAAATGGATATAAAGTATATGAAAATTTAAATCCATTTGATAAATATTCTATAAGAAATGAACCAATCTTATTTAACAATCATTTCCAATATTATCCAACATTAAAACCATATGAAAATGATATAAGAAAATTATTTAATTTAGGATTAGAATCATATCGAAACAAAATTAAAAAAGAATATACAGAATATTTATTAGAAAATTCCGCATTTTTACATATACGTAGAGGAGACTATTTACAAAAAGAAAAATATCATCCAAATATTGGATTAGAATATTATGAAAAAGCGATTGGATTATTAATAGATAAAGTTAGATATATTTATGTATTGTCTGATGATATAGATTGGGTTAAAAAACAAAAATTATTTATACAAAAAAAGATAATTTTAATAGAAAGTATAGATGAATTATATTGCTTATCATTTATGAGTTTATGTTTGGGTGGAGCAATATGTGCAAATTCAACATTTAGTTGGTGGGGAGCATTTTTAGGAGCATATCAAAAACGTAATCCAGTATTTGTTCCAAGAGTATGGTCTAAAGTATATAAAACAGATGGATTATATCCAGATGAATGGATTAAATTATATTAGTTTATATATAAAAAATTTAATATTTAATAAATAATATGAAATTTTACAAATTAAAAACAAATGAACAAGAATTTAATATGAGTGATATAAAGTTTGATGATAATTTAAAAATTACTGATGAATCAAGAAACAATATTTTAGAATATTTAAATAAATATGTAGAAGAATTTGAATATAAAACAAATGATAAATTAATGACAATCATATCAGAATCTCTTAAATTAAGTGATAAAAATGTTGGTAATACAATTGATGTTCATACAACAAATAAAAATATATTTCAACTGTGTTATATAGAACATTCTCATAATGAAGATAATTCTGTAAATAAATTAAATTTTTTAGCAACAATTATGAATAATAAAAGAAAAGAAATAACGGGTGATGTATTTATATTTTCAAATTCTCTTTTAACAACAAAAATTAATGAAAAAGATAAGGCAAATGAATATATTAATTTATCTGATATGGATTTAAATGATTTAATAGATGTAATACTTGTAAATTATTACCGTGTAGGTGTTTGCTTTAATGGTGACGAATACAATAAATTTATTTTTGATAATAATATGATTATTAATGCACCCTCAATATATAATGGAATAAAAATGGCGGAGTTAGGATTTAAAAAAAGTAGTTTATTAAATTTGGGAATAGATATGTTTTATACTCTTGAAGGTGAAAATGAATTAAAAAAATATAATAGTAAACTTGCATCATTTTATTGGGATATTGGAAAATTTAAAGATAAAGTATTTATAGCTTTAAGGAGTGAAACAGAAAAAAAGTATGATTCATTAATTGATGAATATATTGATAAGATATTAATTATATATGAAAAATATTGTTATGATGATGATGAAATGAATGTTCCAAAAGAATTAAAATTTTATGATTATCAAACAAATGAGAAGTATACAAATAAATATATAGTTTTTGATAACTTGTATGATAAAATTGTGTTAAGTTGTAAAAAATAATATGTAATTTTAGTTATATAAAATGAACCGTAATGCTTCTAGAGATGGTGAAAATGATATATCAGAAGACTTTGAACAACTCGTTGGAAATAAAGGTGGACAACAAGGAGATGCATCTGATGCAAGTGCAAGTATGAATGTACAAGATATGAATCAACAACAAATGAGACAACAAATGATGCAACAACAACAACAGCAACAACAACAACGTGAACATATGGTACAAGCTCAACAACCCCCATCAGATAAAAATGAAGAACCTGTACGTGTAAGTGTTGTCAATGAAACCAAAGAAAACTTCTCTAATGATCCAACAAAAATATTAACAGCAGTTTGTGTATTATTTGCATTATTCTTTGTATTTGCATCAAGTCAATTAACAAATGGATTAAATGGTGTTGGATTCATAAGAAATTTACCATTTTCAGAACAATCAAATTTAGTAATTAGAGGTTTATTATTTGTAACAATCTATATGTTATTAGATAGATTTGTTTTATAAATTTAAAAAAAATTGTTCTCTCGCTTTACTCACACTAATTTTTTATTATATTTCATAAATGAAATCTAAAAAAAATTGTTCTCTCGCTTTACTCACACTAATTTTTTATTATATTTCATAAATGAAATCTAAAAAAAATTGTTCTCTCGCTTTACTCACACTAATTTTTTATTATATTTCATAAATGAAATCTAAAAAAAATTGATATTCCTAATACTTAAATATATACCATATATTTAAATATAATACAAAATGCGTGATACATTTAATATAGTCAAAGTGAGTGATATTGATGATGTTGATTGTCAAAAGATCATCAAAACATGTGTTGATAAGCCAAACTTAATAAATTATTATTATCCTCATATATTTATGAACAGAGATAAGATAGACAAAACAGAATTACTAAAAATATGCAATGAATTTATAAAGAACATTAAACGAGAGAAAAATATTGATCATACGATTAAAAAGTATAATACAATCACTAATATTATCGACACACTATTTTTGTGTGTATTAGAACTTGAGAATGTTAAAGATATTCACAAGTTTATTAAATATGATTTTTCTAAAAATGAAAATATCATAATTGATATTACAAATTGTATAATTAAAAATACAAATTTGTATAACTTAGAACAAATACTAAGTGATAAGATTGATCAGTCATATTGTGTGTTTATTATTCAACATATTGTTGATCATATTAAGAAACAATATAATTATGATAATTTAGAAAAAACAATTTTAACACAACATAAGCTATTAGATAATATCCAAATATATTTAACAAAACTTAAATACAATCCTCAAATAATTAAAATACTCAATTGTAATAAATTGATATTAATTGAAGAATATGTAAATAAATGTGAAATTAATGATAATCATGATCAATATATACCAAATATAGTTAACTTATATTTTGAAACTGTTTCTAATAAGAATCAGACAAATAATGAAATGATTGATAATGTTGATTGGCAATTATATTTTAAAAAAATTCATAATTCCTTAGTATCTAAAAATATAACGAAGGATGATGTAATCAAATCAATTTTGAGATTAACAATCTTAGATAAAGTAATTGAACATAAAAGAAAAGAAATGAAAGAAATTAAACTGGTTGAACTTATTCACAATATGATTGAAAATCAAAAAATAGATGTTTATATAATTAATAGTTATATAAATATGATTAAACAACAAGTAATCCCTGAAAAAATTCAATATCTTGAAAGAATCATTAAATACTTCCCAAACTTTAATCTTTTAACAAAAGAAATGATAAAGCTAGTTTTACCAAAGTATTTTTCTAAATCATGTATGAAATATTATATTGATTGTATAGAACGTATTAATCGTGTAAGTAATCATAAATTATCAGTAATAGATAATATTATTTCAATGCAAAGAGGATATATGACAAAACTAGAACAGGAAGTATCTATCTCAAATACATCAAAGTATAAGTTTGATGAAAATCATCTTATACACGTTGAAAATGACAATAGACAGTTACTAAAATTTAGATCTAATCTAGTATCATTCTATAGTGTTGATAATAAACACATTGATGATAAATCATATACTGGGTCAATTACCCAATATAATAATCAATTAACTGGATATACAGTTTTTGCCACTAAATTTTTCAAAGATGAAATATTTAGTAATTTAAAAAATATTAATATTCATGGATATCTATCAAATGGTAAAATCCAATTTAGTAATACAATTATAAATGCAAATCTAATTTTACTAAATGCATTAATGTTATTCAGTCAAAATCCAAATCCGGAAGTTCATAAAGATAATAATATCTATACACTACCAATTTCAAAATTGAAAAATTATTTTAGTGAAGATTTAATCGAAGATATTAAAACAACCTTTGAATACTATAATATTATTCTTCATGATGATGATAACAATTTACTATTTTTAAATACAGACTTCTTTAATAAGAAGCAAGAAATCAGTATAGAAATTATCAAGAAAACAAAACATGTAGAAGAAGTCGTATCTAAACCAATTATTCAAGCTGAAACTAAAAATGATATGATTGAATCATATATCATTAAATTAATCAAAACCAAGAAAATTTCTAAACTAGAAATTCAAGGTTTAGTTGAAGCAAAATGCGGATTCAAAATTAAAGAATCTATTTTTAAAACATGTATGACAAGATTATTTGATCTTGATTATTATATGTTGGAAGGAGATATGATTGTATATGTACCGTAAAAAATTGTTCTCTCGCGATGCTCACACTAATTTTTTCTATGATTTCATAAATGAAATCCCATAAAAAATTGTTCTCTCGCGATGCTCACACTAATTTTTTCTATGATTTCATAAATGAAATCCCATAAAAAATTGTTCTCTCGCGATGCTCACACTAATTTTTTCTA